GCTAGCAGTTATCATGGTATGTTTGCTCACGTACATGGAACTGGTAAAGCATATTACGCACACGCAGGTTCTTGGGTTAGATTAGCAGATTATTCCGAAATCGGTGGCGGTGGTGGCGGTGGTACTTTAGAAACGCGAGCCGAAGTTTCTGCGAACACAGCATCCATTGCAAACGGAGTTTCAACTGACATTGATATTGTTGGACATAAAGCATACGCATTAATGACTATTGAAACAAGCCATGCAGCATGGGTAACTCTTTATACAAGTAACTCAGCTCGAACAGCAGATAATTCCAGACTTGAGACTGAAGATCCTGCACCAGATGCCGGCATCATTGCCGAGGTAATTACTGCAGGCGCTGAAACTGTTGTTATTGGTCCTGCTACTATAGGTTATAATTTAGAAACAACACCGACAACAAACATACCAGTTAAGGTAAGAAGTAAACATGGTTCGTCAGCCGTGCATACAATAACCCTTAATGTTTTAAAACTAGAGGCATAACATGCAAAAGTTCGAATGGATTGTTACTCTACGCAGTAAAGAAGATCTAAATGATTTTTACGATGATATGGAAACACCAGGTGGTTCTATAACTATACCTGATCGTAAAGTAGAACTAGTAAACCGAAGAATGATTAGTCGTAATACACATTATATGCTGACGTGGGAAGAAGCTGAAGAAGTAAGAGCAGACAAAAGAGTTGTTGGCGTTGATCTTGCGATAGAATTAGAAGAAACAACAAGGCCAATGGGTTGGACTACTACTGGAACTTTTTCAAAAGATTGGTTTACAGACGAATCAGATAAAAACTGGGGATTATTAAGACATACCGAAGTAACAAACAGAAGTAATTGGGGTGCAAACGGTAGTAGCAACGTAACAGATACAGTTACCGTGACTGCGGCAGGTAAAAATGTTGATGTTGTTATTATTGATGGCCACATTGACCCTGCACATCCAGAGTTTGCTGTTAATTCAAATGGCACAGGTGGAAGCAGAGTTGTTCAATATAATTGGTTTCAAAATAATATAGGACTCGGAACTGGAACTTACGTTTATACACCTTACGTAGATGTATCTGATGCAAATTATAATCTTGACCAAAACCATGGTTGCCATTGCGCAGGAACAGTAGCAGGTAATACTCAAGGTTGGGCACGTCAAGCAAATATATATAACATTAGTCCTTACGGTTCTAATCCAAATTGGGGTAATTTGGGACTTAGTAGTAGTACATTTTGGGATTATATTAGAGCATGGCACAATTCAAAGCCAATTAATCCCGAGACAGGTAGACGTAATCCTACTATAACTAATAATAGTTATGGAAGTTCTAAAAGAGTAAACTACGGAAATTACGGACCAGTGACAGAAGTAAATTATAGAGGTGTTACGTTTGCACCTGGTAGAGACTTAACTTCAGCAGAGTTAAATGCACGAGGTTTTTGGGCTGGTGATTCAATTGTTGATATATCAATCCCAAATTATTTTAATTCGCGTGAAGCGGATATACAAGATGCCATTGATGATGGTATTATTGTTGTATGCTCAGCAGGTAATGATAGTTGGAAAACTGTAAACTCTACTGATCAAGATTTTAATAATACATATAAATGCACATATTATGGTTTTACACAAACAAGTTACTTACATAGAGGTACCGGTGCAGCTGCAGGATATGCTGCTCTTATCAATGTAGGTGCACAATCAAACGATGTCAACGAAGATAAAGCTAACTTTAGTAATTGCGGTAATCAAGTAGATATATTTGCTGGTGGAGAAGGTATTCAAAGTAGCGTACATACAGGCGGTATTGCTGACACTAGGAATGGTTCGTATGATTTAACCAAGTATCAAGGAACAAGTATGTCAGGTCCACAAGTGACAGGAGTTGTTGCATTGCTTGCAGAGTCTTGGCCCAATATAACTCAAGCTCAAGCTCATGCTTGGATAGTTGATAACGCTAATACAGGTGAAATGGCGGACACAGGAACAGACGATGCAACTGATAGAAATAGTTTGCAAGGTGCTCCAAATAGAATGTTAAGATGGATAAACCAAAGACCACTATCAGGAGCAACGCTTCCTAAGAAAAATTTCGCAAATAGACCTACGTCAGGTAAAACTTATCCTAGAACTCGTGTAAGAGCAAGAGGATAATAGAAATGTTTATAAATATTACAAAAGAGCAGGTTAGGTGAAATGACTGAGATATTAACTTCAAAAATGAAGAACGATACAACTAGAATGTTTTTTGATGACGTTCAACTTAATAACTATTATGTACTCGTATCTTCAATTACTAGTGGAACAACACGGCAAAGTGCAGTGAACGCTCAGTATTATACAAACGAATTATTAGAAAATACTTTGTTTGGTAAAAAAGTCTTAGGCTCAGATACAAAATTTATGATTAAGTTTTATGATTGGCAAAAAGATGCTGTTTATGTTCAATACGATGATCAGGAAGATATGGATGGTAAAAGATTTTATGCCATAGTAAGTCCAAATAACAATGATACCGGCGATTATAGAGTATTCAAATGCTTATCAAATAATAACGGTTCTGCATCTACAGCTCCTCCGAACTGGAACCCAGAAAACATTAGCCAAGTTTATAGAACTGCTGACGGTTATGTTTGGAAGTTCTTATATGTTATAAGTTCTGCAGAGTTCGAAGCGTACAACGCAATAGGTTATGTTCCATTAATTGGTTCTTATTTTGTACAAAACCCAGATCCTAATGCTGATGCTAACAATATAGTTTACGGTTCTGAGATTTCTGATATTTTCGTATCGAACCCTATTGATAATAACGGTTATAAAACTCAATCAGGCACATTGACAGCTGCACCAGGTAATGACGGAACTCTTACTTTAAGATCAGACGGTATTAATCAAATAACAAATTATTACAATGGTATGTCTATATACTTGACCAACTCTGACGGTAGATCATTCTTATACAAGATTAATTCTTATGTATTCGAAGCTGGAACAGGATATGGTAAAGCAAAAGTACAAGGCAATCCGTTAGGTGACGAAGTATCAAATATCGCGACTTTCACCATTTCACCAACATGCCTTATTGAAGGCGATGGAACTGGTGCTGTTGCTGTAGCTAATGTTATAGAAGGAAATATATCTACGCTACTTATTTTGAATGCTGGCACTGGTTATACAAACGTCACTGCTAAAATTATAGATCCGATATTTGATTTTGATCCAGAAGATCCTAACTCTATTGATATTAGAGCAAGTTTAAGACCAGTCTTATCTCCTGTCGGTGGACACGGTTATAATCTTATAGATGAATTACATTGTAAACATATATTATTCTATGGTTATATTACAGAAACAGATAACAATCAAATCGGAAAAACTGGTACATATTCTCATATTGCAGTCGTAAAAAACCCATCATTTGCAAGCGGAACATATCCAGATGTATTTGATAATAGAATTGAGATAGAAACTGATGATATAGCATATGCTGCTACAGGCGATACACTTCAACAATTTAACGAAGATAACGAAGTTATTTTTAAAGCTAAAATTCAAGAAGTCGATGCCAACTCAAATACAGTTTTCTTATCTAATTATATGGGACCTTATCAAAATGCTGCTAATAACGACGTTTCGATAGATCAAACTAAAGCATTGGTGAATTCTACAGGGCAGAGAATGTTCATAAATACACCTACAGCAAATAATATTATAGAGTCTGACTACATTCAGCGCACAGGGCAAGTATACTTCATGGAAGACTTTGTTCCTCTTGCTAGAACGTTTATGTCTAGAGAAGAATACAAGTTAGTATTAGAATTTTAAGGAAAACAATAGATGCCTATTAACACCAATCTAAATATTGCTCCCTACTTCGATGATTTTAATCTTGAAAAGCAATTTTATAAAATCTTGTTTAAGCCTGCGTACGCGGTTCAAGCTAGAGAGCTTACCCAACTTCAGACGATACTTCAAAATCAAGTTGAACAATTTGGAGATAACATCTATAAAGAAGGTAGTATTGTTAAAGGTTGTAACTTTACTACTCTTGATGATTTAGAATTCGTAAAGTTAACTGATAAAACTGGGTTTGATCCTGAAAGTTATATCGGAGGAATAGCAGATGAGTTGGTTAGTGGTGTAACTGTTTCTGTTGATACAAAATACGAAATCGTTGGTGAAAATTCTGGTCTAAAGGCATCGATCATTACGGCATCCCGCGGTTTTGAAACACGTCCTCCAGATCTTAATACATTCTATATTAACTATCTTAATACAACTGCTGGAAACTCACAGTTTATTGACGGTGAAAACCTAACAATTAACAAATATCGTTATAACGGTTCATTATTAATCGAAACATCGCTTAATGTAGCATCTATTAACGTTACTAACTTGACACCTGCTACAGGGAGTTCTTACGGTATACAAGCTGCTGATGGTGTTGTATTTCAAAAGGGTCATTTCTTATTTGCTAATGCTCAAACTTTAATTGTTTCTAAGTATACAAATCAGCCTAATGATCTTTCTGCTGGTTACGAAGTCGTTGAAAGTTTAGTTTCATCGTTGCAAGATCCATCATTGTTCGATAACGCAAACGGATCTAACAATGAAAACGCGCCAGGTGCAGACAGACTTAAAATGGTTCCGACTCTTACTGTTAAAACTACTTCAGTTGCAGACGTCGACTCAGGCTTCTTTACATTAATTCGTTATCAAAACGGATTTCCGGTTACAATTCGCGATGTTACTCAGTTTAACTCTATTAGCGAAGAAATGGCTAAGAGAACATATGAAGAATCTGGTGATTATGTTGTCAGTGATTTTAAATCTACTACAGAAAGACGAGGCACAGATCTAAAAGTTTTAGTAGGTAAAGGTACTGCATACGTTAAAGGATATAGAGTAGAAAACAGAGGTAACCAGGACGTTACTATTGATCCAATTACTACTACAGAAATTCAAGAAAATCAATCTACTTCGTTAGAATACGGTTCTTATGTTAACATTACTGCAATTCAGGGTACAGTAGACGTTGACTACTCGTCTGTAACTTTACAAAGATCTACTGGTCAAACAATTGGTCAAGCCTTTGTTGCTAACATTACTCCTACTAGATTATACTTATTTGGTGTTTCGATCTCTGTATCAAGTTATACATTTGCAGACGTCACACGTATTGTAGGTACTTCTGGTGTTATTACGATTGCAGCTGGATCAAAACTTAAACAGACAAACAAATCTCCTCTAGTATTTAATACTGGAACAAAAAGCTTAAAAGAGTTAACTGATATTTCTTTACCTGTAAGAGCACAAGATAGTTCAGTAAGTGTAACGAATGATGTGATTACAATAGGACCTATCGTTGGAGCAGACTTCGGTGTCGACAACTCAGATATGGTATTTGTAGATGCTTCTAATACAGTTATTCCTATTTTAAGTTATACAATGTCTGTTAACAACTCGATTTTAACGGTTAATTTAGATCCCGCAGCTAACTCAGATCCTGCTGGAACTCTTTATTTTAATAAAAGAGAATTAAATGTAACGCCTTATAACAAACAATCCGTTGATACATGGACTAAATTTATTTGGAATAACGGCACAACTCAGTATAATCTTGGGTTGCCAGACGTATATGAAATCTTAACTATTGAAGATAGTTCAAACGTTGACTACAAAGATAGCTTCAGATTGGTTACAAACCAAAAAGATAACTTTTATGATCATTCATATTTAGAAGTTATTCCTGGCAGACCTTTGCCTACAGCTGGTACGATATCTGTTAATTTAAAAGTATTTAAACCAAGTAATGCGACTGGAAAATATTTCTTCGCAATTAACTCTTATCCAGTAGATGATGTATCAGTTAATCTTCCTTCTGGCTATGTTCGTTCAACACAAATACCTGTTTATACATCAGATACCGGAAGAGTTTATAGATTAAGGGAATGCGTTGATTTTAGACCTTATAGAGATAAAGATGGTGGAGCAAGTTATACAGCTTCAGTTGAAGCTTCGGCTGGAGTAGTTACAAACGGCGTAGGAGATCAACAACCTACGTTCTCAGATTATACTTTTCAAATTCCAGCAATAAACGGAAGTTTAACTTCTGATATAGAGCATTATCTATCAAGAATTGACATGGTTACAATCGATTCGTTTGGTAAAGTAGCTACGATTAAAGGTACGGAAACAGCATCTCCCGTTCCACCAAAAGTCGGTGCTGATCAATTAGTTATAACACAAGTAACAGTACCTGGTTTTCCTGCGCTTTCACCCAAAGAGGCGATAGATCAAAATAAAGATTATTACGCAGTAAAGACTAAAGCTTCTGGTGTCAGAAATTATACTATGAAAGATATTTCTGGCTTTGATAAGCGCATTAAAAATCTAGAATATTATGTAAGTTTAAACCAATTAGAGCAAAGTACACAAAATATGGTTGTGACTGATGAAAACGGTTTAACAAGATTTAAAAACGGTTTCTTAGTAGATCCTTTTAATGATACAAATATTTCTAACTTGCAGGATGCAACATTCTCTGCTGCTATTCAAAAAGATGACAGCATTTTATCTCCAAGTTTAACTACATTCCCTCTGGATTTAAAATATAAATCAGCAACAGGATCTAGTATCTTCCCATCAACTTCTGATGCCGAGATAGCTACATTAGGCAGAAATGATCATGCAAAAATCGTTGGGCAACCATACGGTACCAACTTTAGAAACTTAGTAAGTAACTATTGGTCTTATAACGGAACTGGTCAATTATCACCTAGCCACGATATGGCACACGATACTACATCGAATCCAGTTACTCTTGATATAGATTTAGTAACACCATTCACAGACTTTATAGAAAATTTACAAACATTTATTCCTTTGACTCAAACTACAGCCGTAAATACCGGTTCAGTTACGAGCCATCTTGGAGGTCGTACTTGGCAGACAGTAACTGATTTTACAGATACAACTAATACTTTAGGTATTGATCCTAATTCTGTTCCAGTTAACAATACAGTAGGTGACTTTGTATCAGATTTCCAATTCTCACCATTCATGAGAGCAAGAGATATTAAAATATTTATTGCTGGTTTAAGACCAGACACACCGCATTATTTCTATTTTGACGGTGTTGCAGTTACTGATAAAGTAAGAGCAGGCGATCCTGACTCTACAACAGCACGTGATGTTCAACCGTTCGGTGCCTTGTCCAGTACTGAAATTAGTACAGATTCAAATGGTATCTTAAGAGCGGTATTCGAATTACCAGGCAATACATTCTTCGTAGGAGAAAGAACACTGACTGTTGCAGATAGTAGTACATTCGGTGATATTAAATCTGCATCTACTTCTCGCGCATCTATGGATTATCACGCTTATAATATCTCTATAGAAAAAAGCAGTTTAACAACTTCTACTAGAGTACCAGAATTCGATATTACATCGACTGTAACTACGAGAAGCGTTGCTGGTCGACCATTTAATATCGATCCTTTAGCTCAAACGTTCTTTGTTAAAAGCGGTATGGGTAGAGGAGCAAACTCAATCTTTGCTTCAAAGCTTGATTTATACTTTAAGCGTAAATCTGAAGTTAACGGCATTACTGTAATGTTAAGAGAAGTAGTAAACGGTTATCCATCATCTGCAATCTTACCTTTCTCTAAAATACATTTACAAGCAAGTGCAGTTAATGTTTCAGATGATGCTAGCGCAGTAACAACCATAGATTTCGATGCGCCTGTAAGATTAGATATAGAAAAAGAATACGCTATTGTTATCATGCCAGATGCTAACGATCCAAACTATCTAACATTTACATCAAAAGTTGGTGGTACGGACTTAACGCCTGGTGCAACGCAAGGACAAGCTGTTGTTCAAGACTGGGGTGATGGAGTTCTATTCTCATCAACAAATAACATGGCTTGGAAATCTTACCAAGACGAAGATCTTAAGTTCACGATTTATAGACATAAATTTAACTCTGCAACCGGTGCAGTTACTATGACTAATGACGATCATGAATTCTTTACGTTATCTGATTGGACTGGAAGATTTAGTGATGGAGAAGAAGTATATACTGCTCTTGCTCTTTCAGGTTCGACAAGCGCATCTGTAACAATGATTTCAGGAACTAATGTTATAAGTGGTACAGCTTTAGGAGATACTTACGCAGCTGGTGATAGAATTCTTATCACTTCTGGAGTAAATAAAGAAATATTTGAAATCGCAAGTGTTGATAGTTCAACAGAAATGACTGCGACTAAGAAAATATCTTATCAAGCTGGAGCTGGTACTGTAGGTACACCTATCATAGCTGGTACTATATCGCATTATAATCCTTTAGAAAGAAGTATAATGCATCTTGTAAAAAGTTCTGCTACTAATTCTAAAAAGTTCTTAGCTGGTCAAACTATTACAGGTTTAAGAAGTACGATAGAAGGAACGATCGGTTCAGTAGATAATATTAATCTAAGTTATGTGCAGCCTTTAATTATGAAAACAAATGATTCTACCACTAGCACAGGATTACGCAGTGTTGTAACTGACCCTGCTAATACTTCAACTAGTTATGCGTTGCCAATGCAATTTGGTGCTAAGAACACTTTTAATAAGAAGGGTGTTACAGTATTTTCAAGATCAAACGATATCGCTTTATCGAAACCATTTGAAATTGTGGTAGATATGGCAAACGGATCTTCTGAAACTACTTCGCCCGTTATTGATTTAGAAACATCTTCTTTACTTGCATATCAATATAGAGTTACAAATACTGCTGATACTACTTCTAAATATATTAGTAAAACAATTGAATTGGCAGAAGACTTAGACGCTGAAGATATGGAAGTTGTTATAACTGCGTATAAACCATCTGGTTCTGATATTAAAGTTTATATTAAACCGCAGAATGTATATGACTCAGCATCATTTGCAAGTATACCTTGGATGGAGTTAGAAGCATTTGAAGGTGGAAGTTCATTTAGCTCAGATCTTAATTTACAAGATTATAGAGAAATCAAATATAGAGTTAAAGCTGCAAATCAAAATGGCGGAGTTATAGAATATACAAGTACAGGTGGAACTTTCTTAGGATATAGAAAGTTTGCTATACGTATAGATATGCTTTCACCAGATATTGCAAAAGTACCAACTCTTAGGGATATGAGAGCGTTAGCTTTGACATGATAAATCAGGGGTTAATTAGGGACAAAACGCGAGCAATTTTAAATACCGATGCCGCGGCTTTAAATAAATATAAGCAAGAACGAGCATTGCATAGAAAAGTAAATAACCTAAGCAAAGAAATTGATGATATTAAAAGTCTATTATTACAAGTTACAGATAGACTAGATAAGATAGAGAAGTAGAGATGGCAAAACCTAATATTCAAAACATTACCACTACACAAACATTTCAAAATTGGTTTGATAAAACCAACGAGATGGTAGATCTTATGCGATCATCCGTTATAACAGCAACAGCGTTAGGAGATTCTACAACTGGAGATGCTTCATTAGCCGGTGACTTTACAGCAAATAATATATTTGCCGATACATTGTTAAAATCAGATACTATTGAATCTTTTTCTAGCAATAACAGAATTGATCTAAACTCACCAATAAAAATAAACGGTAGTTCTAAACAAGTTGCTATATTTAATTTTAATACTGGAGCACAAACTAGATATACAGATGGAACATTATCTTGGGATATGGGCATTAATAACTCTAGTGACGGTGATTTCGTTATCGATACTGGTTCTGGTGATGTTAAATTTAAATTATCGACTGCAGGTACCTTAGATATTATTAATTTAAACGTATCAGGAAGTACAAATATAACAGGAGATATTGATCTTGACGGTACTTTTACAGGAAATGTAAGTGCAAATACTATATCATTTGTTACTGCAACTGGCGGAACATTTACTGGTGATCATGTTGGTGATATTTACGCTTCAAACGGTTCGACTAAAGTATTCGAAAACGGAAATGGTACTGCTGCTGGTGTAGCTCAATTTACAGGTAACGTTCAAGGTACTGTATCAAGTTTAACAAACCATTATACAGACGCGCTAGCTGAAAAGCCTGACAATTTAGGTGGACCAACAAATTTATGGTATACTGATACTAGAGCTAGATCCTCGCTTTCAGCAGGAACTGGTATGTCTTACGACTCATCTACAGGAGAATTTTCTATTGGTCAAACAGTAGCTACAACTTCAGATGTTACATTCGGTGGCGTTAGTGTTAATGGTTCTGTTGTTGCAACTGGTAATATTACTGCTTATGGCACTGTATCAGATATCACAATGAAAGAAAACATTACACCAATTGATAATGCTTTAGAAAAAGTACAACAATTAGGCGGCTACTTGTTTAATTATAAAGGTGATGATACACAAATGAGCGGTGTTATGGCTCAAGAAATTAAAGATGTTGTTCCAGGTATTGTCTACGAAATAGAAGACCCAAATACAAAAGAAACAGTTTATGCTGTAAGGCACGGAAATCTGGTTGGTCTACTAATCGAAGCCATTAAGGAATTAACTGAAAAAGTAGGCAAATAATATGGCTATCAAGGCTTCTGGCACTTTATCGATACAAGATATTGTTGATGAATTTGGAGGTACCGAACCTCATAGTTTAAACGAATATTATCGTGGTGGTGATAATGTATCTAACAACTCGTATAATCAAAACATTCCTACAAACGGTGAAATATCGGTAGGAGATTTTTATAGTGCAAGAGCCTCAGTTCAGTTTGCAATATTAGCATACGGTGGTGGAGGCGGTGGAGGTAACGGCTTTGCAGATGGTTCTGGATCTGGAAGAACCAATCAAGGTCGAAGCTCTGGTATTATGTCAGAAGCAACATATAATCTATACGTGACAAATGGTAATATAGGAACTGTAAATGTTCCTTCTGGAAATTATCTTGCTGCGGCAATTGCGACAGGCGGAGCTGGAGGATTTATAGCAAACAGTAACGGAACTTCTGCTGGTTTTGCAGGTGGAGGTACAGAATTCGGAGAAGGTGGTGCAGGCGGTGTTGTTAATAATATAGGTGGAGATGCACCTTGGGGACATTGGGGCTCAGGAGGTGGCGGAGCTGGTGGAGATAACGGTTCTGGATCGTATCTTGGTTATAACAACGATAGTCCTGGTGAAGCCGGTACTGGAGGAAATCAGGGTAGTAACATTACTATAAGTTTAGATTTAGTTGCTGGCGTAAAGTATTATGTAATGATCGGAGGCGGTGGTCAAAACGGTACAGGTGGAAACTATGCGGGTGGAGACGGAAATCCTGGAGCAGTTTTATATAGAATTAATAGTGATGAGTTGCCTCAATTTGTAGGAACAGGTAACAACGCTGACGGCGTAATCGCTCCAGAAGAAGCGACTGGAACTGAAGCGCTTAGAATAAAAAATCACGTTTTTGAAATTGTATTAACAAATAGTGGTGATATCACTACTACAAAAGTATTTTGAGGAATAAGATATGGATATGAAAAAATTCAAAGGCTTTTATCCATCTTTAGATAGAGCTTTAGATATTGTTCCGAATAATATGATACATTCTCTTGTTTTTACAAGAAGAGAAAATTCATTTACTGCTGCTCTTATCATGCATTACAGAGGTGATGAATATAGAGAAAAGTTTGAAGAACTAATTAATTATGATCTCGGAGCAGATTGGTATAAAGCAGCTTATAGAATTAACGTTGCATTTATGTGTGTAGACTTAGAAAGTATTGATACAGAATCATTAAGAGTTTATAAAAACCAACCACAAAATATCCCTACTGGAATAGAAGCTACAGATGATGTAGAAGATTGGCATGAAAATTTAGGTTATTATATTAACACTAAAACTAATGAAGTTTTAGGAACTAAACACTACATAAGAAGTTCGCGAGATCGCTGTTACAAAATTGATTATTATGACAAATCTGGCAATAAAATAAAAGAAGATCAAAGAGAAGTTATAGGCGAATATGAAGACTGGAACGGTCCTAAAGAAATCTATAATATTGCGGTAGAAGCTGGTGTCTCAACTGGGTTTGCTAAGAAAGTAAACAAAGATCAAGGCTATTTTATTGTTCACCAGGACTAACATCCTCAGCCAGATTTATATAAATAAAAGAAATTAGATTTAAAAAGGTACTCGAGAATGTCGTTGATTTCAGAACTAGGTCCGATAAAAGGCGCTAATACAAGATCCGAGGACTTGTTTGTCATTGTTAACTTGATCCAAGGTGATGACGGAACGAAAAACATCACACGAAAAGAGATGGTCCAAGCTCTTCAGTATGAAATATTCAATAGAATAACTATTACTGGCGGGACGATATCAAACGTTACGATGTCTTCTTCTACTCTTAACACAGTTATTATCAATGACTCAGCATATAATAACGGAACGATTACAGGTTCAGCACTAAGCTCTGTATCTATTATTAATTCTACAGCAAATAATCTTACTATTACGAGCTCAGATTTCTCTGATGGTACTGGTAACAATAACATCTTTACCAACACTACTTTAATTGACTCAGACATCCTTGATAGTGATGCCAACAATATGTTAATTGATAACTCTGATTTCTCTAATGGAACAGGCAATAATAACGTATTTACAAATTCACGTATCGATAACTCTGATTTTGCGAATGTTGCAATTGAAGGTGGTACTGCTAATAATCTAACTCTTACGAATGTTATCATCGACGAAATCGTTCTTGAAGACGCGTTGATGTCAAACTCAGTAATCATTACTACTGACTTTAGTAATGGTACAATTCGTGACACAGCAATTTCTGGTAATACAACTATCGTTGACGCTAATTTCTCTAATGGCGACATTCGTGACACAGACTTAGATAATGTTGATATTACAAACTCTCGTTTTTCAAATGGTCAAATTTGGGATACAACTGTAAGCAACTCAACTATTATTGACACGACTGCAAATAACATTGTAATGACATCTTCAATCATATCAAGTTCTGCACTTAATGATAGTACTGCTAACAATGTTAACATTACAAACTCAGACTTCTCTGATGGAACTGGTAACAATAACATCTTTACCAATACTACTATTCAAGATGGTACACTTGCTAATAACGTTATTACCAACTCATCATTCCAAGGTACACTTGATAATGTAACTGCTCAGAATATGACAATCACAAGTTCATCAACTGAAGGACTTGGTCAACAAAAATCAGTTATTGAAAATTCAGAATTTAAAGATGGTACTGTATCTAATTCATCAATCGAGGAAAGCACTCTTGTTGATTTTGATATGGATATTACCAGAACATTCGAGCCTATGCTTGATGAAGATAGTTACTTTGCTCTAAAGAACGTCAAAACTGGCGATACAGAGAAAATGACTTATCGTCAACTTTACAACGAATTCTCAAAGAAAACAGAAAAATCTCTTAAAGTACATGTTGCTTCGGACGGTAACGATGATTATCCTGGTACAATTCTACAACCAGTTCGTACATTAAAACGTGCTGAGAAAATTGCTTTAGAAAAAGCTGGCGGATCTTATGATCGTAACGCAATTAATGATGCAGTTCACATTTCAGTAGGTCCAGGTACTTATTATGTAGATGAGCCTGTCATGTTGCCAGATGATTGTTCTATGACATCAACTGCTGGTCAGTACGCTACTGTAATTCAGAAAAAGCCAGGTTGGGAAAGAACAAACGGTATCTTAGTTGGATCTGGTTGTTACGTCCAAGGTTTCTCTTATATGAACTTTGAGGTAGATAATTTTGACCAACCTGAAGGTGGTTTTGCTATCGCTTACAGACCGGGTGCTCTACTAAGACGTTCTCCATATCTTCGTGACTCTACACAGCTTTCAAACTTTAATAGACTTGATGTTGAACCTCCGTTAAATCCGTTTAACTCAAAAGGTACCATCCTTGATTTAGGTCAGGAATTCTATTTAGTTGCAGGTCACTCTGCTCAAACTCAATTTGAAGTTGATGATGAAGTAACATTCTCATCTGGTGCAACAGGTTATGTTTCATATATTGCTGATATTGATACTAACAGACAAATTTATGTTCGTAACCTTAAAGGTAATGTTGAAGTTGGAGATATTTTATACGCACAACGTGGTGGTACAGGTACTATCGAGTCAATCGGAATTGATGATTTCCCTAACAGACTAGTTGGTCGTGGCGGTGGTTGTCTACTCGCAGACAGAGCACAACTTGATACAGACTCACTATATACATACGTACTTTGTTTTGGTTTCACACCTCGTAC